GAGGAGGGGCTCAACCAAGAGTTCAACTCGCTCGATGCACAGCGCGAGGCGTGCGAGGCTTATATACAGAGCCAGAAGAGCGCCGGCTGGATCGCGCTCCCCGACATGTACGACGATGGCGGCATCTCGGGTGGAACGATGGATCGCCCCGCATTGCAGCGCTTGCTGGCCGACATCGGGGCCGGCCGTGTCGACACGGTGGTCGTCTACAAGGTCGATCGACTGACACGCTCGCTCGCCGATTTCGCCAAGATCGTTGATGCCTTCGATGCCAAGGGTGTGTCATTCGTCTCCGTGACGCAGCAGTTCAACACAACCACCTCGATGGGGCGGCTCACGCTCAACATGCTGCTGTCGTTTGCCCAGTTCGAGCGCGAGGTCACGGGAGAGCGGATCCGCGACAAGATCGCAGCATCGAAGCAGAAGGGCATGTGGATGGGCGGCCTGCCGCCGCTCGGCTATGAGGTCCAGGACCGCAAGCTGGTCGTGAACGAGTTGGAGGCGGAGCGCGTTCGGCATATCTTCCGCCGCTACGCCGATCTTAAATCGGTGCAGATACTCAAAAAGGAACTCGATGCCGCCGGTATCGTCAGCAAAGCTCGGCTCGACCGCTTCGGCCATGCAAAGGGTGGCGTACCGATCGCCCGCGGCGCGCTCTACCTGATGCTGCAGAACCGCATCTATCGCGGCGAGATTGTGCACAAGGAGTGCTCGTACCCCGGCTTGCATGATGCCATCGTCGACGAGGAGTTGTGGAATGCGGTGCAGACCGCCCTCAATGATAACCGCGTCGAGCGCGTGACCCGGTCGACGGCCGCGGCACCGAGCCTCCTGGCCGGTCTCGTCTACGATGACAGCGGCGAGCGCATGTCACCGACGCACGCCAACAAGAAGGGCACACGCTACCGCTATTACGTCAGTCAATCGCTCATCAAGCGAGGTCGCATCAAAGCGTCGGAAGCGGCATGCCGAGTTCCGGCGGCCGAACTTGAACGGTTGGTGGAAGATCGGCTCTGCGCGCTGCTGCGAAGCGCACCCGCGATGTTCGAAATGGCAGGAGCCGTGAGCATCTCGATCCGCAAGTCGCTGATCGAGCATGCTACCGACCTCGCACGACGCTGGCCAGCCCTACGGGCGTCTGAGAAGCGTGCCATCTTGCAGGCCGTTGTCGAGCGAGTGGATATCCGTCCGACGGCAGTCGACGTCGCTATCCGACTAGCAACACTACCCGACATCGTGAAGCCCAATCTCGACATTAGGCGACTGCCGGCAAAGCCCGATGGACCTGTTCAAGTCCTGTCAGTGCCGGCCCAACTGCGTCGAACCGGACTGGAGACGAAGCTGCTGATCCAGGACGCACTCGGTGTTGAGCCGCCGCGGCGGTCTGATCGCAGCCTCCTGAGGCTCATCGCGATGGCGCACCGCTTCAACGCATTGCTCACGACGAGTGCTGGCCTGACGGTCACCGAGCTGGCAACCCAGGCTGGGGTCAGCCGTTCCTACTTCTCGCGCATCCTCAGGCTGAGCTTCCTGGCGCCGGAGATCACCAAGGCCATCCTCCAAGGTCGCCAGCCATCCGAGTTCACTGCGATCAAGCTCATGGGCGCTGGCCAGTTTGCTTACGCCTGGTCAGACCAGCACCGCCAGCTCGGCTTCGACTGAGCCTCTGTAATTTGTCTGCTGCCGCATCTTCTATCCTTGGGGCAGCGGTGGCGGACGGGAGCCGAATTGCTTCTGAAACACACCAAGCCCGCGGGAGAGCGTCTCCCCCCCATCGGATTACTTCGTGTGTCGGCATCTTCGATGGCGTGCGGCGGTTTCAGAGCATGCCTTTAATAGAATTGCGGCGCCTCGGCTCCGACAACGGTACCACTGGAAATCCGATAGGAGACTTTCGACGGCACAGCGCCGCGACAACGGCACCAAAGTGGTCTCTGCGGCGGTCGCACGATTGGTGCGCGTGTAACCCTCGGCAACTACGGACAGAGTTCAAACTCCTCCCGTAAACACGAAAAAACGTGTAAAATCAATAAATTGTGGCGGTGTTGGCAGTCTGGCGCGAACCAGTCTCTAAGGGGCCCTGATTTTTCCGTGTTCTATGGCCGAAAAACACGGAAAACTGAAAAAAATACACGGAAGACCACTCTATTGATCGCCTCAAACACCAGATGGCGCGAGGTTTTCGCATTTTTAGGATGCGTCAAGAACACGGAAATACGAGCGCGTGATCACGGATGCCGATGCGAGGGATCACCGTTTCCGCATCACATAGGTCGCACCAAGATTGCTGAAGCCTCGCGCAACGCAATTCTCTCCTGTTCGAAGCTTGTTCGCGTCGGCAACCTTTGTCGGTCAGCAGCGGCTCGGCAAACATCACCATGCTATAGTTCTCAGTGTCACCGTCTATAGCTCCAGCTTGCCCATCGCGGGACCGGGCCTTCACGGCGCCGCCGGCAATCGCCAAACCCGCGAGCGGGGGCCGACGTCGTTTGACACAGGCGAAACGACTACGCTTAACCTACGGCCCTCTTGAATAAATCCGCTCTCTGAGCTATCTCAAGAACGCATTGGGCTTGGGATATTCTGAGAAGTATGGACCCCTAAGGCATGGGGCCAGGTTCAATGGCAGAGGCATCGGACCTGATATATCGGTTGATATGGACCCCTAGGAGCATGGGGTCAGGTCCCATGTACCGTCGGACCTGATATATTTTTAGAAATATCGACCCCTAAGGCCTGGGGTCAGGTCCTGCAATCCGATTGGATGCAGGATCACAACCATGTGCCGGCTTCCAGTCGACAAACCGATTGGAGGAAGAAATGTCGGCCAAAGACACGCTCAGTTCACGCACCCTGAAAAAGCAGCTGCAGGCGGCGACCGCAAAGCGTCGTTCGGACAATCATGCCGAGACCCGGGTGGTTGCGGCCCTGAATGGCCATGGGCGGAACGACCCACAACCCAACCTCGCCACCGTTTTCAGACCCCCCGGGGATCTCCACCCGTCACCTAATCGCACGCGCGAGACGACGCCCCAGCTTCTGGAAAGCACAATCCGGTCGGTTAAGACATTCGGGATGGTGCTGCCCATCCTGATCGACAAACACGCCACCATCATTGCGGGGCATGGCCTATGGGAAGCAGCGATCCGGCTGGGTCTGGAGAAAGTTGAATGCCGGGTGGTCGACCATCTCGACCCAATGGAGCAGGAGGCACTCAGCCTTGCACTCAATCGCATTGGCGAGAGCGGTAAATACGACCTCGACAAGCTGCGCGACCGGATGATCGCGCTCGAGTCCCACGGGATCGAACTGATCTCGACCGGCTTCACTCTGCCGGAGATCGACCAGATCAAGCTGAAGACTCTGCCAGCTGAGGACGATTGCGGGGGCGAAGGGGTCGATGGCACGCCAGTGACTCCGACGAGCCGGTCCGGCGATCTGTTCAGTCTCGGCCGCCACAAGCTGCTCTGCGGCGATGCTCTTGACGAGAGCTCATACCAGTATCTGCTCGGTGGGTATACAGCAGACGCCGTCTTCAGCGACCCACCTTACAACTGCCGGATCGAAGGTTTCGTCGGTGGCCTCGGAAAACACAAGCATGAGGAATTCCTCATGTTTGCCGGGAAGGAGAGCGACGCCGAGTTTCGGCAATTCTTGAAAACCTATCTGCGTCATTGCCGGACTTCATGCGCGCCTGGCGCGGTCCTCTTCGCCTGCATGGACTGGCGTCAGATCGATCGCCTTCTCGAAGCAGGGGACGATGCCGGCCTGCAGCGGATTAATGTCGCGGTGTGGAGCAAAGGGGCAGGCGGCATGGGGGGCTTGTATCGATCAGCCTGCGAGTTCGTCGCCGTCTTCTGCAACGGGGAGCAGCCGGCCACAAACAATGTGGCCTTGGGCGCTCACGGTCGGAACCGCACCAACGTCTGGGAATACGCCGGAGCCAACCGGCAGGGATCCTCTGCCGCCCAGGCCCTCGTCGATCACCCGACGCCGAAGCCCGTGGAGCTTGTCATCGACGTCATCCTCGACGTGACCCATCCCGGCGACACGGTGCTTGATCCGTTTTCCGGATCGGGCACCACGATCGTCGCCAGCGAGCAATGTGATCGCATTGCCCGCTGCATCGAGCTCGACTCCAAATATGTGGATCGCGCCATCCGACGCTGGGAACGACTAACGGGCGATCATGCCGTCCATGTTGAGACAGGCCTGGCGTTCGCCCAGCTGGTCGAACAGCGTGCTGATGCAGATCGGGAGGGTAACAATGGCTGATGAGCAAAAGCCCAAAACGCAATCCAAATGGGGCAAGGGGAAAACCGATCCAAAGAGCTGGTGGAAGAAGGGCGCACCTTCGCCCAACCCGAAGGGGCGACCTCGAGGCTCGAAGAACCAAAAAGCGCTCTACAAGCAGGCGTTTGAAGCAAAAATCACCGTCAAGATGGACGGTGAAGAGAAGACCATGACCAAGAAGGAGATGGGTTACCATCAGACGGCCCAGAAATCCGCGGCGGGCGATCTCAAGGCCTTTCAGATTCAGATGGCGCTCGACGAGAGGTTCGACCCGCCGGACGTCGCTCCACCGTCACCCGAAGAATCCGCAGCAGATTATGCGACCCTCGAGGCGTGGATCGGGCTGCGCGAGAAGTTTCAGGTCTTCAAGAAAAAGTCCGATGCTAATGGCTGATCCGCTAGACCTGCGCAGGATCGTCGACGACCTTTGTCGGCGCGATTTTCGTTCATTCGCGATTCGCGCCTTTCCAGTCCTCGAAGGAGGACAGCTCGAACTAGCATACCATATCGATATCATCTGCCGGTTTCTCGATAGGGTTTTTCTGTCCGAGATCCGACGCGGATTGGTTTGCATTCCTCCGCGCTATTTGAAGACCTATCTCATCTCAATCGCGTACCCAGCGTGGCTGCTCGGCAAGGATCCGAGGACACGCATCATTTGCGCCTCCTATGCTGCCCCGCTTGCCGAGAAGTTCAGCGCAGACACGCTCAGACTGATGCGATCTCCTTTTTATCGGCGGCTCTTTCCGCGGACGATTCTCGACCCTAAGCAGCAGAGCAAGACCGAGTTCGGGACAACTGCCGGGGGATACCGGCTGGCAACATCCGTTGGCGGCACGGTGACGGGTCGCGGCGCGAACCTCATCGTCATCGATGATGCGCTCAAGGCCAGCGAGGCCCATTCGCCGACGGCGCGGGAGACCTGTCTCAACTGGTTCAATTCAACGATTCACAGTCGTTTTGACAGTCCCAAGAAGAGCAAGATCATTGTCGTTGCCCAGCGGTTGCATGCCGAAGATCTGCCCGGACACCTCATCGCAACCGGCGGCTGGGAAGAATTGATCCTGCCGGCCATCAATCCCAAGCAACAAGTCTACGATATTGTCGCGGGGGGCCTAAAGGTGCGGTTTGACGCTGGACGCATTCTTCAGCCCACTCGGCACGACGAGAAGGACCTGGCACAGCTCAAGAAGGAAATGGGCGAGCATGATTTCGAGTCCCAGTTCAATCAGCGCCCGTTGCCGCCAGGCGGTGCCATCTTTAAGAATGCTTGGGCAAAAAGATATGAAAAGGCCCCTGGTCCTGCCAAGGTCGAGGCCATCATCCAAAGTTGGGATACCGCCTATCAGGGCGATGAGACCAACGCGTACAGTGTCTGCACGACCTGGGCGAAGTGCCCTGACGGTTACTATTTGCTCGACGTGTGGCGCGACCGCCCGAGCTTTGCCGATCTTGTGAGACAGGTCAAAGCCCAGAAGGAAAAATGGAAGGCCACGCTGGTCATCATCGAGAAGAAGGCCAGCGGTATCAGTCTCATCGAGGTCCTCAACGAGAAGGGCCGCCAGCCGTGGCTCATGTGGCTCGCCCCCGAGAAAGGGAAGATCGAGCGCGCGCAGCAGCAGACGGTGAAGTTCGAGCAAGGCCGCGTCTGGCTGCCCACTCAGGCACCCTGGTTGGCGCCTTATGAGGTCGAGTTCTTCCAGTTCCCTTACTGCAAGTTCGATGATCAGGTGGACTCAACGGTCCAACTGCTCACAGCCACGGACTATCCACTGTTCCACAGTCAACTTCGGTCCCTGGCCTGAATTCAAACCCACACTGGAGTGCGACTTCGGTTATGCAGAGAGGCTGTGTGAAAACGTCCCCATTCTGGCGAACCAATGTACGATTCCCGCGATTTTGAGCGGGAGGGCTGAATGGCTCGGTTATCTACCTCGCAGGCGATGATGCCTACGTCTGTCCAGCCGGCGCGCGGTTGACATACCGTTTCACGAATGCAGAAGCCGGCAAAACGTTGCATTCTTACTGGACGGATGCTTGCGGAAGCTGTGCCATCAAAGGCAGGTGCACGACCAGCAAGCAGCGCCGCGTCCGTCGCTGGGAGCACGAGGGCATTCTCGAGCGTGTCCAGCAGCGGCTCGACGATGATCCCAACAAAATGTCGCTACGGTGCCAGACCGTCGAGCATCCCTTCGGGACGATCAAGGCGTGAATGGGGGCTACGCACTTCAAGATGAAGACGCTGAAGCACGTTGCCACTGAGATGATATTGCACGTTCTGGCCTACAATCTGAAACGGGAGATAGCGATCCTCGGCGTACCGACGCTGCTCGGGGCGATCTGAGCCTCAGCAGGCGCGGCCCGGTCATGCCTTCAGGCGGTCCGCCCCTTCGTTCTCACACAGCCTCCAGAGAGGCTGTGTGATAACGCGCCGCTTGGTCGGCCATCGGCGACATCGCGGTCATTGACTG